CTTCCTGCAAGTGCAGGGATGAATGACATTAACTCCCTCGGCATGGATACTCCGCCGCCCATAACCGCGTATTCGCCTTCCGGGGTAAGTCGAGTTAAATTCCTTAATATAGGTTTGAGATTAGGGTCGTCGCCATACCCGCGATCCACAGCGCGTCTCGCAGCCCCCGCAGCGGGAGCATATTTCCCGATGCCGCCCTCAGAGATATTAGCCGACAAACGACTCGCCATTTCTTCCGGGGTTAATCGCGCATCGTTTATAATTACCTCAAAGTTAAGTGCTTGCATCTCGGAACCACTGTTAGGTAGTCGATTTGCTTGTATTGCCGCCATGACGGCTGCATAGCCTTCGGGCGTATTCTCATTGTAACCATAAGAGGCTTTAACCTTCGCCACAGCCGCATCCTGTATTATCTGCTGTTTATCATTGGCTTCCTGTGCTGTGCGTTGTGCTGACTCTGCCCGTAGTTGTATAGGTTTTGCCTCTGTCCGCGCCCTAAGAGGCAACAGTGGAGTAAATCCTGTCGGGGCGCGCTCTTGTTCATAAGCAATATTTCCACGTTCCTCTGGCGGCGGTCCCGTAGGCTCTACCGCACGCGGTGGCGGGGCGGTTGCCTCCCCAGGAGGCCACGCCGCTCTCTCACGATCCATCTCTACTGCCTCTGGCATTGGGAGAGTACCCGGCCCGCTTGATCGGGTTGTGCCCGCACCAGTAATAGGATCAATTCCCGGTGCCAATCCAACTGGATGAAGAGTACGGGCGTTGAAGGACCATCTATCGGGCACGAAGGATGGGGCTGGAACTGGAACAGTGAAATCCGGGGCTTCAACCGCCGCGTACTCCGGCGAGCCTGGGTCCACCCCCAGTCCTATCGCCATATCAATCGCGCCCTGGATGTCGGCGGCACTAGGCTGCTGATATGAGGGCAATCCATTGACTACGTACTGCCCTCCCCCTAGAGGAACACCACCACCCTGCGCCCGAAGCTGTGCAGCTTCACCGGGGTTAATGTAGGCAGGGAAATGACCCGGCGGTGCGCCCCGATTGAGCGCCCGCGAAAGCATTTCGCCATAGAGGTCTCGCGCCATAAGTTAAGCCGTTTTCGCCCCACCGGGTACCGTGGCACTACCCGTGGCCGCGTAATTGTCGGTAGGAACTGCTGCGTTAAAAGTCCCAGGATTTACGGTGGCCTTATCAGCCGCCTGATGCCCCGGCCCGGTAATAGAGAACGGCGAGCCACCCGCTGAAGTAGTCGCTTTCGGGTTAGCCTTCATGCCGCCCTTCGAGTTCTTCGAGTACGCTATTCCACCAAAATTCGGCATCGTAATCTCCTAAAGTAGAGGGTTAGAGAGTGTAATTTCCTTCGGGTTCGTTAAGCGCCAAGATAGCGCGGCCTGGACCGCCCATCCGTAAGATCGGGCTTGCCCCATCATGGCCGGTGTATTCAGCGACCCGATTCTGGTAATCAACATATTGCTGGTCGTAGGGCAGGCCCTTCAATTTGAGAAAGCGCCAAACTACCCCAAGGATAATCAATTCTTCTTCCAGAACTGTTGTTTGCGAGTCCCCACTGAATGCGTCCGCATTGGCCGTGGAGCCACCAGAGGTATCGACCCAATATTTTGAGACATACTCGAACTTGACCGATTCCCCGGCTGTCGGCGTGGGGTGCATCAGCAGATTGCCGCCGCGTATTCTGAAGTAATTTGTAATCCCACCGCTTACGACAGCCAATATTTGCTGCCATTCTGAATCTGTAATAGGTCCGTAATACCGGCGGTTCGTCGTCCGGTTCCACATCGTATTGTTACTGAACCGCCCGAAATCGCTGGCTATCGAAACCATCGTGCCTTGGGATTCAGCCGCCAGAGTCGTATGGCTCGCTTCTTTCACCAGCACTTGCCAGCCGTATTTCTGAACCTGGGCGCGGCCTTCTTGGTTGACGCTCGCTTCCAGTTGGATGACAGACGTATCGGTCGAAGACGTTACTGAATCGGGTGCAGTAATCCCAATGATGTTGGCGGCGTCCTGACAAATTGTGAGAAGTGTCATCGTCTTATCCCACCGCCTGAGCCGGTCTCATTCCTTCTCGCGCAGCAATGTAATCCCGCGCTTTTTTCCTTAAATCTACAGTCCCAGCACCTAGAGCGCCGACCGAAGCATCGGATAAGTCAGCAAGCTCTTCGACCGTGTTCACATCTTGCTGGATCAGAACTCTTTCCTTACGCGCCCCCACACCTTTCAATTCAGTCAACTGCGTACCCCTCGGCCTCACCTTACCCCGGTGTCCGTTCTCATAGGCCGCCCATTCCACGGGGAAGTTCTCTTTCAGATAGCCCTCCTTTTCGGAGACCTTATAGAGAACCGTATTGAAATCCCCCACTCTGCGGATTTCAACCAGATCAGGTGAGCCGTTCTCTCCGGCAAATATCTCTATCCGTATATTGCTCATAGGCAGTTGTGCGGGGACATTTCTGCCCCCGCACTTCCTCCGTTAGATCGCAGCCGACATCGGCCATGTCCCCATGCCAGCAGCAGAACCAGCAGTTCCACTACGGGCAGTCGTCAGGAACAAACCATTCACTGCCGTCTGAGATGTTGACGTATCGTCCAAAGACCCCGCAGTTGCGGACGAATAGAGGGTCACGTCAGCAGCAGCGGACGCCAGCACGTTCATGGTGACGACCCCCGTTAGCTGGACCCAACCATATTCTCCAGAACTAATGGCCGCGGGGGCAACCCCGATAATATGGCCATCGTCAATAGCTGCCTTTGTGGCGGGGATACCCGAATAGGCTTCATCCGTACTCACCACATCGTACTGCGCGATAGCAGAACCAGCGGTAACGTACAGCCAAGTCGAGTTGTCATTCCCAACCATGCGAGTCCCGATGGCTTGGGATGGGGTTGATTCCGTCCCGCCATCGAAGTCAATGCCAACGGCTGATTGTGTCGTATAAGCCATTCGCTCCTCCTAGGCTTGTATGACGCCCTGCCGTGCGCGATTGCTTACGGCCAAATTACCGGCCCACGCAACTGGCATGACAAGAGCATCCTGATTGACACTCGCCTTCTCGCCAAGAGGCACAAACTCACGACCCTCTGCATAACGCAAGAACAGGTAGTCAGTATTGAGGAAGTACATCTTAGTGGTCGGGCATTGATCGTCGTAATACACGGGAGCATCCATGAACATGAGGTTCATAAATCCTGCCGATGCCGACTCATCACTGGTAAACCGCTGGTTCGTCTGAAGAGACGCCCAATAGAACCCGAAATAAGTCGTGTCCCCAACGATCACGTCTGGCCGGTCCGCGCCACGGATACAAGCGAGCCACAAGGTATTCATGGCCGTTTGAATTGTGGTTGCGGAAGCGGTGACGGTTTCCGTCGAGAAGTCGTAGACCTGATTTGCCCAGAACGTGTAGGTGCCGCTGTTGATGCCGCCAACCGTGTTACCCACGGTGCCGGGAACCAATAGCTGCAACCCGCCAAGTTCTTTGGAATCAGTTCCGGTGCCGTCTGCATAGAGTGCAGCCGCCATCGTGTTTTTAAGCGATTTCTCAAGGTTCCGAATACGGCTTTTAAGCAGATTGAAAATCTGCTCTGGGCCGCTGTTCTCGACCTGCTCAAGACCGGAGATAACCACGTTCCCCGCCAACTGCTTGTAATTAAACTCGGCAGCGGTGAAGACATTGCTGGTCGAAGTATCAAGCACCTCGTAACCCGAATACCACTTGGTTGTCGAGTTCGTAGCATACTCAAGCTCTTGAACGATGGTGCGACCCGTCGCGGGGGACTTGTTCCCGTTCTGGTCAATGTGACGCAACAACGCATTGTTGTTGGTCACGTTGTCGGCCATCGTCTTAGAGTAACCAGCAAGCGTTGTAGTCACAATCTCCGTATATGTACTATTTGGAGAAGTAGCCATTGTTGCTTGCTCCCATCATAGGAGCAACAGACCTATCCAGACACGGCTGACCCAATCTGCTTGCGTAAAATATCATCGAGATCGGATGGTTTTACGGAGCCGCCCGGCAACGCTGCACCACCGCGTGTCGGCTGTGCCTTCTTGGCTTTCTCGACAGCCGCCTTGCGTCGGGCTTCTTCCTGTTTGGAAACAGACTTCCGTTCGTTGGCAATGGTCTCTTTGTAGAGATCATCATCCAAACGAAGCGCCATGTTATATGCGGCTTCCAAATCCGTGGTCTCTCCGGCATTTACCAATCGCCCCATTCGCTCACGCAGCTTCTCAAAGTGTGGGTGCTTGAGTCCCCCTTTCGCATCCTTAACGGTTGCAAAGGACTCAACCTGATCCACAAGTTGCTGCTGTTGAGCGTTGACCTGCGACTGTTGCATAGATTGAACGTGTGCTTGCGTCTGGTTCAGTTGCTGTTGCAGTTGCTGAATTTGCGGATCGGTCGAGGGTTCCTCACTCCAATCCACACCCGAATCGCCAGACGGCAATTTGACCCCGTAGTGCTGGGCAAGATGTTGGAGTGCGGCTTGCGGGTTCTGCCGTAGCGCGTTGTCATAGCTCATCAGCCGCGAGACATATTCCGCCTCGCTAATGCCGTTGGCTTGCATCTGCGCTTTATACGGTGCCAGAACGCCCTGCAATCCTTCCACTCCTCGTCGCTGCTCTGCGAGTTCAGTCGTCTTGCGAGTGAACGCCGAATCACGTTCTTGCTCCCGTTTCAGCATAAAGTTCTGCTGCTCTTCGGGTAGATGCTCAAACGCCTCACGGTGTTCAGCGGGCCATGTCCTTGGCGCAGCAAGTGCATCCGGCTCTGGCTCCACAGCGGAATCCGATAGACCCGCATCGGGAGTGGCCTCTGCATCTGCGTCCTCATGGCCCTCGGCGGGTTCGTCTGATGGGTCCGGTTGGACTTCAACTTCTTCCGCGCCTGATTCTCCAGCGAGAGGTCGTGGTTCACTAGGAGTGGGTTCCGGCTCGCTGTCCGTGAACTCTCCCTTGATTACGCTTTCCAACACACCGTCGAGAGTGGTGGGTTCTGACGCTGGCCCCGGTTCCGGGGTGCTTGTCTCAGTTTCGTCCATGTTGTATCTGGTCCCAGTTAGCTGGACGTTCACTTCCCGCCCAGTCGTTACCAATCTGGCGGACATTATGCCGCCTTTCATGTTCGCGCAATGAAGAACGGCTTCCTACGGCTTTCCCGTCAATGGGTGAGATGAACGGTTCGATATCCTTCATCACCATGAACGACCGTTTGCGTTGCACCAAACCAGCGCGGGATTCCTTCGCCCTCCGCGTCCATTTGATTTCTTCATAATTATGGCTGTATTGATCGGAGGTCATCGCCCCTCCATCATTTTTAACTCGGCTTCAAGCATCGCCAAGTCTTCCTTGGAGCGGACACGATCTTGTGAGGCGCGGGTTTCCTCTTGGATTTCCGCTGCCTTGCTTCGCTCACGGGAGCTTATATCAGCCAACTTGCCTTCTTGCTTCAGCTTCTCGCGCTCCAATTCGGCGGCGATCTTCTGTTGCTGTATACGCTCTTCCGGTGGGGGCTGCTGCGGCTGCTGCTGCTGCGCCTGTAGTTGCTGCATGACCTGGGCTTCGGTCTGACCGATAACGTCCTCGAAGTTACGTCCAATCTTCCAGGCACCAGAGACAAACTTGAGAATTTCAAAAGCAATCGGCGTGATCTCCGGCGCAGCCCGTGTCGCCTCGACGGCCTGGACTAAGAAATTGCCCATCACATTGGCAAATTCCACCCGCGTCCGCTTCATCTCCTCTTCATCAGCGAACACGGTGCTGTCGGTCTCAACATCAATCTGGTAATTGCGGAGCTTGTCGCTTCGCATAATCTCCAGCATCTCATCGGTTACTTCCATGCCGGTGATGCGCTGGAGAATGTCCGGTTCGTAATTCTCGGCAATCAGTTCCGCCTTGATGCGGAAAAGCTCGCGGATGTATTTCTGAATGGCGTCTTGCCGCAGACGCAAACGCATCGAACCGTACTGGGCCTTGAGTTGTTGGGCCGTAGCCGTTTCACTCGCCT